CTGTGCTGGCCCATCCGTATGCCGCCGACCCAGAAGGCGGTGCTGATCAGCTTGGCTGACCAGGCCAACGACCAGGGCAGTTGCTGGCCCTCGATTGCCACGATCTGCGTGCGCACCTGCTTCGGCGAGCGCGCGGTGCGCAACGCCGTGCGCTGGCTGGAGGAGCAGGGGCTGCTGGCGGTCGGCCTCGGCCGCAAGCGCTCCAACGTCTACACGCTGGCGCTGAACCGCATCCAGGCCATCTGCGATGCGCAAGTGCAGGCGAGGGCGCAGGAGCGCGCCCAGGCCGCAGAAGCGGAGGACGCCTTCGCCCCGACAGCTGGCGCCTTCGAGGCCCTGCTGCGGTCCGTCGGCCCCCGCGCGCAGGTCGCTTCCCACGTCCAACTGAACCCGCGCACCCAGGCACGAGGTGCCGCCCACCAACACCCGATGCCGCACCCGATGGCGCATGCGCAGACCGGCACCACGTGCCGGCAAGCGGCACCAGATGCCGGTGAGCGGCACGAGATACCGCATGCGGTGACCGGCACCACGTGCCGCATACCGGCACCAGATGCCGGTCAGACCGGCACCACGTGCCCCCTAACCATCAATGAACCATTGAATACAAGATACCCCCAACCCCCTTCTGGGGCTGAAGGACCTCGATCAAGGGTTCAGGCCAAGCCCGAGGTCGATGCCACGGCTCGGACAGCATCCGACGCTGCAGCGTCCCGCCCCGGCCGCAAGGGCAATGCGGTCTTGACCGAAGACGATGCCGAGGTGTCGCTGCCGCTCGTGAGCCTTCGCGACTTCATTGCCGAGTGCCGAGCCAAGGGCGAGCAGGTGATCCCCGAGGACGACCCCGTCTTCGCCTACTGCGAGCAGGCCCGCATCGGCCAGGACATCCTGCAGCTGCACTGGCACGAGTTCAAGGCTCGGCGCATGGATCAGGGCAAGCGGCAACGCGACTGGCGCAAGACCTTCTTCCACAGCGTGCAGGGCAACTGGTACCAGCTCTGGTTCATCGCCCCGGGCGATCCTGATGCGCGCCTCACCACCCACGGCCGGCAGGCTGAAGCCGTGATGCTGGCTCAGCAAGGGGAGTCCGCATGAGCCGGCGCCCGGAAGCCTTCGATGTGCCCCACAGCGCCCCTCACAGCGAGGAGGCCGAGCACAGCGTGCTGGGTTCGCTGCTGTTCGACAACCAGGCCTTCGAGGTGGTCGGAACGATCCTGAAGCCGGAGCACTTCTACCAAGCCGAGCACCGCGCGATCTACGGGACCATCAGCGAAATCCTCACGGCAGGCAAGCTCGCTGACCTGGTCACCGTCCACGATCGCGGCGGCCACGGCATGGTGTACCTGAATCAACTGCTGCAGTCGGTGACGAACAGCCGGGCCGCGGCGAGGCATGCCGAGCTGATCGTCGAGCGCTGGCGGGAACGCGAGGTGATGCGCTTGGGCTCGGCGGTGGCCGACGAGGTCATGCGCGGTGCGCACGGCGCCGATGGCAAGCCGCAGCCGGTCGACCAGGTGATCGACCAGATGATCACGAAGCTGATGGCGCTGAACGCGGTGGCCGAGCGCAACGAGCCGCGCGACATCAGCGAACTGGTCGTGAGCTACCTCGACGACCTGCAGCAGCGATACGACGGCGCGGAGACGACCATCCAGACCGGATTGAAGGATCTGGACCACTGCACCGCGGGCGGCGGCCGGCCGGGCGAGCTGTGGGTCATCGGCGCCAGGCCGAGCATGGGGAAGACGGCCATATGCCTGACGCTCAGCCGCAACGTGGGCCGCAAGCACCAGGTGCTCATGCTGACCCAGGAAGACAGCCTGAACTCGTTGACGGCGCGTCAGGTGGCCGCCGCGGGCCGCGTGAACCTCGCGGACCTGCGCAATCCGCGCAAGGCTCCGGAGAGCATGTGGGAGGGCGTCAGCGATGGCATCGACGCGCTGGGGAAGCTGCACATCGCGATGGACGATCAGGCGGCGCTCAGCATCATGGATGTGCGCCGCAAGATCCAGCAGGTCAAGCGTCGGCGCAAGCAGCTCAGCCTCGTGATCATCGACTACCTCCAACTGATTGAGGGCGACGGCGACAACCGGAATCAGGAGCTGGGGAAGATCGCCAACGGGCTGAAGCGGGCGGCCAAGGAGTTTGGCGTCTGGATCATCCTGCTGTCGCAGCTGAACCGCGACTCCGAGAAGCGTCCGACAGGCATCCCGCAGATGAGCGACCTGCGCGACAGCGGCGACATCGAGGGCGCGGCCGACCTGATCGGGCTGCTGCACCGTGAGCACCGTCGTGCGCCGACCGAGGCCAACAAGTTCCACGCCGAGCTGCTGGTGGTCAAGCACAAGAACGGCCCGACCGACACGCTGAACTTCAGCTTCGACGGTGCATTCCAGCGATTCTCGGATTGGGAGGGACCACCGCCCATGAAGGCGCTCAGCAAGCGCGGCGGCGGGTTGAACTGAATCGCGACCAGACCGAGGAGAAGACATGTTGACGATGAACATCCGCTTCGATGCGGCGCAGATCGCGAAGGCGTTCGGCGAGCTGCAGCAGGAGCATCCGAACGTGATGGCGCAGGCCATCAACGACACGACGCGCGAGGTGCGCGATGCGCAGGTGGCCGAGATCCGCGGCAGCTTCGACAACCCGACGGCCTTCACGATGCGGGCGTTGCGCACGACCTTCGCCACGCGGACCAAGCTGCAGGCGATGGTGTGGCTGAAGGACGGTACGTCGCGGGCGCACTACCTGATCCCGCAGATCGAGGGCGGCAACCGGCCGCTGAAGCGCTTCGAGGAGATCCTCGTCCAGGCCGGGTTGATGCGCAAGAACGAACGGGCTGTGCCGGGCGCGGCGGCAAAGCTCGATGCCTACGGCAACATGGGGCGCGGGCAGATCGTGCAGATCCTGAGTCAGCTGCAGGCCTTCAACCTCGCGGGCTCGGACGCCAACGCGACCAGCAGCAAGCGCTCGAAGGCCAAGCGCAGCAAGGTCGAGTACTTCGTCGCGCACGGCGGTGAGTCGAGACAGGGCCTCGGCTCGTGGAAGCACGGCGACAAGATGCAGCACTTGCGGCGCGGCGTGTGGGCGCGGTATCGCTTCAGCGCGGGCAGTGCGGTGAAACCGGTGCTGCTGTTCGTCAACGGCACGCGCTATGGCCGGCGCTTCGACTTCGTCGGCACGGCGCAGCGCGTGATCGATGCGCACTTCAAGTCGCACTACCAGCAGCGCATGCAGAAGCAGCTCGCGAAGCTCGGGCTCGGTGGAAATGGGAGCGGAGGGCAGGGCGCATGACGTTCGCACCTCGGTCGGCAGGGGCCTCGACCCCACCCCCCACCCCCCTCATCGGGTCCTCCCGGGAGAGGTCGGTCAAGGGTAATTCGAACCCCGTTTGCACTCTAGTTTCCGAGCGTTCTTAAGGGGGTTATATCCATGGGAGATCCACAGGACATGCTGTCCTTGCCAGTGACACAGGAGCAGTTCGGCGACCTGGTCGGCGTGAGCCAGCCCGTCGTCAGCGACCTGATGACGCGCGGCATTTTGTTGGCCGGCCAGCCGGCGGCGACCTGGCTGCGCGCGTACACGAAGCACCTGCGTGAGCAGGCCGCGGGCCGCGGCGCCGACGGTGAGCTGGCGCGCGAGCGAGCGCGCCTGGCCCGCGAACAGGCGGACCGCGTCGCGATGGACAACGCGGTGAACCGCCGCGAGCTGGCGCCGGTGTCGGTGCTCGAGCTGGTGCTCGCCAAGATGGCCGGCGACGTGGGCAGCCTGCTGCAGGGCCTAGTGCCGCGCGTGCGCCGTCGCGTAGACCTGCCGGGCGAGGCGCTGCGCATCCTCGACGAGGAGGTCACCAAGGCCCGCAACCGTGCCGCGGCCATGACGCTGGCGGATGCCGAAGAAGAGCCCGAAGAGGAGGACGAAGCTTGAACGACATGACCCACGTGATCGAGCTGGAGCGCCCGATGTCGCTGGCGGACCTTGGCACCGAGCAGCGCGACGAGATCAACGCGGCGTTGCGCCGCGGGCTGCGCCCGCTCGAAGCCCCGACGCCGATGCGCCTGTCGCAGTGGATGGCCGAGCACTTCTACCTGTCGGAGGAGAGCAGCTACGAACAAGGTCGCTGGGAGGCCTACCCCTACCAGGTGGCCATTGCCGATTGCATCGGCCACGACGAGATCACGCACGTGACCTGGCGCAAGTCCGCCCGCACCGGATACACCAAGATCTTCCTCGCAGCCATCGGCTACTTCGCCGAGCACAAGCGCCGCAACCAGGCGGTGTATCAACCCACCGACGAGGACCGCGACGACTTCGTGACCACCGAGCTGGAGCCGATGCTGCGCGACGTGAAGGTGATGCGCCGCGTGTTCCCGAAGTTCAACCGCAAGTCCAAGGACAACACGATCAAGAAGAAGCGGTTCCTCGGCTGTCAGCTGCACCTGCGCGGCGGCAAGGCCGCGAAGAACTACCGCCGCATCACCGTCGACTGCGTCTACTACGACGAGACCGACGGCTTCGATCGCGACATCGAGAAGGAGGGCAGTGCGTTCAGATTGGGCGACAAGCGCATCGAGGGCGCCACGTTCCCCAAGTCGGTGGCGGGCAGCACGCCGAAGCTCAAGGGCTTCAGCCTGATCGAGGACCGTGAGCACCAGGCCGACGTGCGCTTCCAGTACTTCATCCGCTGTCCGCACTGCGATGACGAGCACACGCTCGACTGGGGCGGCAAGGACGCCCGACACGGGATGAAGTGGACCGACGGCGACCCGGAGACGGTCGGCCATGTCTGCCCGCACTGCGGCGTGTGCATCACCCAGGCGGAGTACCTCGCGGCATGGAAGGGCCGCTGGAAGGCCCAGGATGGGCTGTGGATCGACGAGCGCGACCCGATCCAGCTGCGCTTCAGGAATGCAGCGGACAACGAGGTGGCGCCCCCGAAGCACGTCGCGTTCTTCTGCTGGACCGCCTACAGCCCGCAGGCGACCTGGGTCAGCATCGTGCGCGACTGGCTGACGGCGGCGAAGAAGGCGCAGGCCGGCGACGACAGCGACCTCAAGACCTTCATCAACACCACCCGCGGCGAGACCTACGAGCAGGAGCTGGAGAAGACCGACGCCAGCCAGCTCGCGCTGCGCGGCAAGCACGGCCATCCACTGCGCACGGTGCCGCGCGGCGCCGTGAAGCTCGCCATCGGCGTGGACGTGCAGGGCGACCGCTGGGAGCTGGTGGTATGGGGCTTCGGACGGGGCGAAGAGATGTGGGTGGTGGATGACCTGGTCATCTACGGCAACCCGGCAGACCAGCGCGAATGGGATCTGAAGTTGGATCCGGCGATCAAGGCGACCTATCGGCACGTGTGCGGCGTCGAGATGTCGGCCGACGCGGTGGCGATCGACACCGGGGGGCACTTCACGCACCAGTGCTACGTCTTCGTGCGCAACCGCCCGAACCAGAACCTGTACGCGGTGAAGGGAGAGACGCGGCTGGGGCGCCCGATCAAGAGCGCAAGCGTGCTGGTCGACGTGAACGAGCGCGGCAAGACGATCCGCAAGGGCGTGCGACTGTGGCACGTCGGCACCGACACCGCGAAGGACTTGCTCTACGGCCGCCTGCAGGTGAGCCAGCCGGGGCCGGGCTACGTGCACTTCGCGCGCGAGTTGACCGCGGAGTTCTACGACCAGCTCACGGCCGAGAGTCGCATGCTGGTGAAGACGGGCAGGGGAGAAGAGCACCGCTGGCTGAAGCCGGCGGGCAAGCGCAATGAGAAGCTCGACTGCACGGTGTACGCGCTGTTCTGCGCGCAGATGCTCGGGCTGCACGCGCTCAGCGACAAGCTGTGGGCGCGGCTCGAAGCCGGGCTGGAGCCGGACTTGTTCGCCGGGGGCGGAGCCCCCCCACCGAGTGCGGACGGCGATCCGGCGCAAGTGCAGACGTCTGCACAACCGAGCGCAGTAGCCGCGGCACCACCTCCGCCAGCTCCACCATCCACAGCTCGACCACCGTCCGTCCGTCCCGTTGTCCCGAACGCTTTCATCGTCAGTGATTCTTGGAGCAGCCGCCTGTGAGCCAACCCCTCTTCCAGCACCAGCAGCAACCCCGTCCCGATGCCCACGAGATCAAGGCCGATGCCGCCACGCAGTGGGTGTTCGACATGACTGAGATCTTGCGCGATGACTTGGCTTTCCAGGAGCCGTGGGCGAGTGCCATCGCGCACGAAATTGTGCAGGGCATGCGCGCGCGGTTTGGTGGCGACGATGTCTATGTGCCGGCTCCGGACAAGTCGGCGCGAGACGAGCGCGTGCGGGAGATGTTCAACGGGCGGAACATCAAGGAGCTGATGCAGTTGTTCGGGCTGGCGCGGTCCACGGTCTATCGGATCGTCGGTCAGCGCGGACGGTGA